ATAGTATTTTTAATGCTAAAACAAAACGAGAATTATTTGTACTTTGTTTTAGCATTCATTTTGATTACAGATTATTTAATCCGATAAAAAAGGCCCCCTTCGGGAGCCATTAATTTGCGGATTAACAAAAATGTCTGATCGCCACGCATTCGTCTATCGCGTTTTTCAAAAAAATCGCCAAGTTTGCTTATCACTGTATCTTTTTGTTTAGAAAGGAATACAGCACTGAAATATTCTTGAAACGAGCGATGTGTAAAATAGTATTTTCCACTTTCTTGATACATCAGACACATGCTAAAACATAGGTCATACATAAAATCATCGGCTGTAACAGGACCAACATATGGATTGGTTAGCTTTTTGAAATAAGCCTCAAATTCAGGCATACTGAATTCAAATTTCTCATCCCAGTATGTGCGGAAGCAAATCTCCGCAAACACATCTGCAAAAGCATCTACCGAGAGCTTCGTTTTTAGTTCACGCTTGTAGGCTCCTTTACTTGCATCATGTGTTCTCGATAATGCATTAAACGCTTCCCGGTAAAAAATATGCATTTGCGATGGAACTTCGGCAAACATCTCAAATGTTAGCAGCATGATCGTCAGCAGGAGTGGATTTTCTGTGAAATCCCTATGTGTACGGTAGAGCCTTGCCCTCAACTCCTCCCTGAATTTCTCTTTTATTGATGGGTCGTCGGGGCGGAAATCCAGATTATCAATCAATCGCACTGCCTGTTCTAAGTTGAACGGCAATAGGCGCAAAACACTAAACCGTTCAAATGACACAAACGATTGATAAGGACGCGATGAAATCACATAGATGCAATTCGGGTATTTATCTGTAAAGGAATCTAATTCGCGCTCAAAATATTCGATGTTGTTCATTCCTATTTCATCAAGCCCGTCCAAAAGCAAAAGGCAGCTTCCGGAGGTTAAAATATTTTCAAAATCGGTTTTTGTTATACCACCACCAAAATCATCAATTTTTGAAAAGATATAATCAAATAGCTTGCTGGAAGCGTCATCAAATTCCTTCAGAGGTATGAAGACTGGAACTAATTTAAAATCCTTATAGTTATCTATTGCGTTAAGCAGAAGATGGCGCATCATCATAGATTTTCCGAGACCGCCAGCTCCCGTAATAAATATAAAGTGTGAAATTTCGGCCAGCTTTTTAATATTAGCATCACTGACAAACTCCCTTTTAAATGGAGGTCCATCCCCTTCAATACGTGTACGCCAAGTGATATTGTTACATACATAAAAATCGTAAAACGGCCTTGGTTGTTCATTATAAAGAAGTGTCTTTATAGTGCTGTACTTATTTCTAACATTAGTAAGGTATGTTAAAAAAGTTTCCTGCCCAAATGCTGGTGATGCTGTTGCCGCCACCATAGTTCCGCTTTGCACGATTTGCTCCAATTGAGGAGAACAATCAATAACCGTTATGCCCCTTGGGTTTTCAATTCCACCTATGTACTCCGGTGTAATAGTCTGAACAGCCTCTCTGCCGACAGTATTTACAACACCTGCAGCGACTGTATATAGGAAAATACCAGCCAATAAATCAGAAAGAACATACGCGCTCTGCGAAAGCAGGGCGTTTTTTGTTGTCCCGACATATTTTTCAAAGCTCATTTTCTTACCCTCGGAACTATCATCATCAAGTACTGTATCCTTTTCAATGATATCCAATAGAGCAAGAACTGCTTGAAGCTTTTTGTCTTCATTTAGCAGAGATATGACATCCTCACCAAATTTACGAATCAAGTCATCTCTGTTTGCTCTTGGTGCCATCAAAAGTACATTACTTATACTTTTACCAGGCCTTCTAATGACGCCGACACCACCCTCCGTAATATTGCCTGGAGAGAGGTTTCCAGTACAATTCAATAAACGATGTACTGATGTAGCATTCCCACTCATTATGTATTGGCATTGTGGATCAATTGTACGTGTCATTGTACCGACGAGCCGAGGATCGGTTATAACGTCAAGCTTGCACAACTGAAGCACTCGCGCAAATGTTCCAAAACATAATCGCATCATCGTTTGTCCCCCTTGATACATGTTGTTTGATAGGTATGTAACCCACAATCAACCATTTGTAAGTCATTGTAAATAAGAAACAATCTCCGCTCTAACACGGAGCAAATCGCTATATTGGTAAGCTGATGTCAGAAGCTTGGACATCAGCTTTTTGTTGTAAACAAATCGGTATAATTCCCAGTAAATCCTACTGGTTCATTATATCACGAGTTACCACAATATAACAATAAGTATTTAGGTGGCTGCTTTGACCGTAGCATAGTCTTCGGTTAACAAATATCTCTTACAAAAATAATTCATTGCCTGATTTGCAATAAGGGCAAAGGATACACAAATCGCCTCAATAGCACTGACAACAGTGTTATGCAAGCGATAAGGAGTACCCTTACCCTTTTGCGCTCATTTTTAGGGTCTGTGTGCTTCTTGGACACAGGCCTTTTGTGTTGTCCTTTGCACCCCGCAACAGGCGGAAAGGACAAACAATGAAAAACCGTAAAGCAAAGCAAGAAAATCGCATCACCTATACCTACTGGCGCTGGGATGAGGAATCTAAAAAGAACCTACCCATCACCATCACTGCAGGTCAAGACAGCGTAACTGAGGAGCACATCATCATGCTCAATGAACTCGACCACGCAGCTGACCTTGGGGATCGCTACGAGCAAGTAAACCGGGACTTCACTACAGAAAACAAAAAGTCCAAGTATGAAAGCGACCCGGATGATTGCTTCGGCGATCCCATTGAGAATCTTGGTACCCGCAAAACCGACCCTGCCTTTTTTTTAGAGGAGAAATCGGACGAGCTCAATCCACTTGTTGAGCATTTGCTGATACTGATGGAAAAACTCACTCCCCAGCAAATAGACCTGATATATGACCTGTTTGGCAGCCGACGCCAACTCACTGAGATTGCCAAAGAAGAAGGCACATCTGTTACTGCAATCCATAACCGAAAAAGTAAAATCATCGCCCGGCTAAGGAAGCTGTTTGCAGAGCAAGGAATCCTCTAATACCGCATAACTACTGCATTTCGAGAGGGGGTTAATATTTTCGGCTTTAAGTAGTGGAAGAGATAAGGAGCTACTTAAAGCCTATCCCTTCCTCCGGGTGCAGACCCGTCTGACACAGGAGGTAAAGCCTATGAATCTGCAACACAAAGTTCAAATCAATGTTGCACGAAAAGATGGCTCTCAGAAGAAAGCCTTTATCAAAAGCGGGATCAGCAAGATACCGCAAAGACTACTGAATTTTCTTTTCGGTGAGTTTACCGAGATTTTGGTACTCACTCCCGGACAGAGTGTTCAGTCGGTAGAAATTCACGAAATTGGGAAAGGAGGAACTGCACATGAGCCGAATCAAACTGCTTCTTGATGTGGTGAACGACATGGAGTCACTGACAAAAAGCCTGCGCACCTTGGCAAATGCCATCGCAAGCGATGAGCCTTCAATCGAATCCGAAGAAAAGCCATCCACTCAAGAGACACAGGAAGTTAAGCCTGTCGCAAAGACCATCTCAGTTGAAGATGGCAGAGCCGTGCTTACACCTATCAGTCAAAGCGGCAAAACTGCCCAGGTCAAGGCGCTGCTTTTTAAGCACGGGGCAAACCGCTTAAGTGACATCGATCCCAGCGAATACGAGTCCCTCCTTGCGGATGCGGAGGTACTTGCCAATGGGTAGACACGCAGTCCTTTCCGCATCCAGTTCCCATAGGTGGACAAAATGTACTCCCGCTGCCCGGCTTGAATTGGAATTCGATGATAACGAGTCTTCTGCAGCTGCCGAAGGCACCGCTGCCCACGCTTTAGCCGAACACAAACTGCGTAAAGCATTGAAGATGCGTAGCAAAAAACCCATCTCACCATTTGACTGTGACGAGATGGACGAATACACAGATGCCTATGTGAATTTTGTGCTTGAGCAGCTGGAACTGGCAAAGCAGACATGCTCTGACCCACTGGTGCTGATTGAACAGCATCTGGACTTCTCCAAATATGTGCCGGATGGCTTTGGCACAGGTGACTGCATCCTCATCTCTGATAAGGCCCTGCACATTATTGATCTGAAGTATGGCATGGGGATTTTGGTAAACGCAGAACACAACAGTCAAATGATGCTGTACAGCCTCGGTGCTTTGGAAATATACGACAGCCTTTATGACATTGACGAGGTGTCTATGACAGTTTTCCAACCCCGCAGGGACAATGTCAGCACATGGACTATCCCGGTGGATGAACTGAGGGACTGGGCAGAAAACGAAATTAGGTTAAAGGCTGAACTTGCCTTCAAGGGCGAAGGCGAATATTGCCCCGGCGACTGGTGTACCTTCTGCCGTGCTGCTGTGAAGTGCCGTGCAAGAGCCGAAGAAAAGCTGAAGCTGGCGCAATCGGAGTTCCGTCTTCCACCGCTCTTATCTGATGCGGAAATCGAGGATGTCTTAGGGAAACTGAACGACATCACCAAATGGGCAAATGACCTGCTGGCTTACGCTACCGATGCCGCCGTCAACCACGTAAAAGAGTGGTCTGGCTACAAAGTCGTGGCTGGCCGCAGCGTCAGGAAATTCAAAGACGAAGATGCCGTTGCCAAGGTTGCAAAGGTCAATGGCTATAAGGACATCTACAGGCAGAGCCTTATCACGCTTACGGAATTTGAAAAGCTGATGGGCAAAGCCAAGTTCAATGAGGTTCTCGGTGACCTCGTATATAAACCACCAGGCAAGCCGACTCTCGTTCCTATTTCGGATAAGCGTCCGGCTATAAACGTATCAAGCGCAACTAACGACTTTAATGAAATTATGGAGGATTGATTAATATGGCAAACAAGAATACCAGCAAAACCAAGGTCATAACCGGTGTTAACACCCGTCTAAGCTATTTTCACGGTTGGGAACCTGTATCCATCAATGGCGGTACGGAAAAATACAGTGTTTCCGTACTTATCCCTAAGTCCGACAAGGAAACCATCAAGGCAATTGAAGCAGCGGTAGATGCTGCTATTGAAGAAGGCATCGCAAAATTCGGTGGCAAGAAGCCGAATAAGGCTGCAATCAAACTGCCTCTTCGCGATGGCGACATCGAGCGTGATGATGAAGCATATAAAGGGCACTACTTCGTTAATGCCAACAGCACTACTGCCCCACAGATTGTGGACAAAGCTGTCAAGCCTATCCTTGACCGTGATGAAGTCTACAGTGGTTGCTATGGCAAGGTGTCACTCAACTTCTATGCTTTTAATTCTAACGGCAATAAAGGTGTTGCCTGCGGTCTCGGCAATATCCAGAAGATTAAGGACGGCGAACCCCTTGGCAACAGATCCTCTGCTTCTGATGACTTCACATCCTTAGAAGATGACGATTTCCTCGCCTAGGCAAAACGTCACTCGCGGTGGGTGGGGTCGGGTATTCCGACCTCACCCTATTTCCCTAGAAAGGAAGTGGAGGGTATTCGGATGTCTAAAACACCAGGAGCGCTATACGGGCAATATACTCCTTCAAAAAACCTATGTTGAAAACCATATCACCCAGAAAAGTAAAATAAACCGGGGCGAACTACCCATGTATTATGCGGAGAACACGCACCCGGCCATTATCGACCTAGAGACTTTTGAAAAGGTGCAAGCTGAAATTGCTCGGCGCAGGGAGATGGGGGTCTTTGCCAACTGGTCTATAAATACTACCTGCTTTACCAGTAAGATAAAGTGCGGCAACTGCGGTGTTAGCTATCGGCGCAGCGGTAAACGGCAACAGACGGATTCAAACCAGGTCTATTATATTTGGACCTGTCAAACCAAAGATCGCAACAGTGTATCCGCCTGCAATGCCAAAAACGTCCCCGAAAAAATGCTGCAAAAGGTTTGTGCTCAGGTGCTAGGCTTAGGGGAGTTTGACGAGGGTCTGCTGTTGGAGCAGATCGATAAAATCGTGGTAAATGGCCAGGATAAGCTTATCTTTCATTTCTATGATGGAAGGGTCATTACCCAGCATTGGGAGTCCACTGCGAGAAAGGATTGGTGGACACCCCAGGCCCGTGCAGCAAAGTCTGTATACAGCAAAAAGAACCCTCGCAGTTCAGGAACCATCACCTGCTTTACAGGCAAAATATACTGCGGCAAATGCGGCCAGAATTTACGCAGGAACACCAGCACTCGTGTGAGCGGAGAAAAAACTCATCACTGGCGGTGTCCACCACGTAACGATTGCGCACACAACGGTTTAGAAGAAAATCTGCTAAAAACCATCTCTGCGGATGTTCTTGGCATCAACGAATTTGATGAAGCGGTATTCGTAGATAAGGTTGACCGCATTACAGTAGTTTCTAACGAGCAGCTGATTTTCCACCTCAAGGATGGCAGCGATGTTGCACATCAGTGGCAGTTTAAACGTCGGCAGCCAGCGTGGTCAGAAGAGCGAAAACAGCGTCATAGCAAGAAAATGTTAGAGGTTTGGAGGGATAAACATGAGCAGCGCGAGAACAGCTAAAAAAGTAACGGCCATTCCTGCCACGATTAGCCGTTTCACAGCTGCTCCTATCAACGAGCAAAGAAAACGTCGTACAGCCGGATATGCCCGTGTTTCCACCGACAGTGAAGAGCAGTTCACCAGCTACGAGGCGCAGGTTGATTACTACACCAACTACATAAAAAGCCGTGACGATTGGGAGTTTGTAGAAGTCTACACTGATGAAGGCATAACCGCCACAAACACCAAAAAGCGTGAAGGCTTTAAGCGAATGGTTGAGGATGCCCTTGCCGGAAAGATCGACCTCATAGTCACCAAGTCGGTCAGCCGATTTGCCAGAAATACGGTAGACAGCCTTACTACAGTGCGTCAGCTAAAGGAAAAAGGGATTGAGATTTACTTTGAAAAGGAAAACATCTGGACATTAGACTCTAAGGGTGAACTGCTGATTACCATCATGTCCTCCCTTGCCCAGGAGGAAAGCCGTAGCATTTCGGAGAACGTCACCTGGGGTCAAAGGAAGCGCTTCTCAGACGGCAAGGTCACCGTTCCCTTTGGGCATTTTCTCGGTTACGACCGCGGTGAGGACGGCAACCTTGTATTGAACGAAGAAGAAGCAGTCATCGTCAGACGCATTTTCGTCCTCTTCCTGGAGGGATATTCACCCTATAAGATTGCCAAGACACTCACTGCTGAAGGCATCCTTTCGCCCGGTAAAAAGTCAAAATGGAATGCGGCAACAGTCCGCCGAATGCTTGAAAACGAAAAATACAAGGGCGACGCTCTTTTACAGAAAAGCTATACAGTAGACTTCCTTACCAAGAAAAAGAAACTCAATGAGGGCGAAATTCCGCAATACTATGTAAAAAATAACCACGAGGCAATTATCGACCCTGCGGTGTTCGACATAGTTCAGATTGAACTGGAAAACCGTAGTCCAGGCCCTAACCGCCGAAGTGGGGTCAGCATATTTTCAAGTAGGATAAAATGCGGAGAGTGCGGTTCTTGGTATGGCTCAAAGGTATGGCACTCCACCAGTAAATACCGCCGCACTATTTATCAATGCAACCACAAATATGATGATGACAATCACTGCCGGACACCGCATCTTGACGAAGAAAGAATCAAAAAACTTTTCATATCTGCGGTCAATAAGCTGCTTTCCGGAAGGGATGAAATCCTAGGAAATTTTGAGCTCATAAAGTCTACGGTTTTTGACAGTACCGACCTGGAAAAAGAGCAAGCTGAACTGCAAAACGAAATCGAGGTTGTGGCTGGGATGATTCAGCAAGCCATCGGTGAAAACGCACACCTTGCCCTTGACCAGGTAGAATACCAAACACGGTATAACGCACTGGTTGAGCGCTTTGAACTTGCCAAAGCTCGCCATACTGCGGTTACCGAAGAAATCACTGACAAGCAGACAAGGCTCAGTACAATGAATGCCTTCCTCTACACCCTCCGTAAGCAAGATAACTTACTTACCGAATTTGACGAAAAGTTGTGGTGCAGCCTTGTGGACTACGCCACTGTTTATGATAAAGGCGATGTACGGTTCACCTTTAAGGATGGCACGGTGATAAACTGACAACAAATTGAGCCAGTTCCTTGGGAACAAATTTCCAGGCCTGGCTCGATTTCATTAATGTTCAATTTATAGCTTTATCATACTAACTGTTTGCAACGGCGTAATGATATTTCTTTCATGTTTGTAGTACAGATCTTTGCCGCAGCATTTTTTAAATTTCACCCCAGTCCCACATGAGCAAGGATCATTGCGACCCACTATTTTAATATCATCGCGCATTCTGTTTTCAATTATTTTTTTAATTGAAAAGTCCTGTAAGAAAGGTTGATTTAATTCCAAAAACTGATCTATTCTTTTAAACTTCTTTACCTCCGTGCGGTTATCGTCTGATAGTTCAATAACGCATCTTTTATCTTCAGGATGGCTCACCAGAGCGACTGCCTGAAAGGTCTTTATTTCATCAATCATCTCAACTGCAACTTCACCCCAGTAAAGCTTACCTTTTATGTGTTGGCAAGATAAACTCAACATAGATTGGCCGCAAATGCTGCAGTGTGATTTCGATATAATATACTCGCTACTTGCGAACACGGAATATGGATACAAGGTTTCATAGCTTGATAAAAGGTGAAGCACCTTTGAAATTTCAAGGCGGTTTTCTATTTCTATATATGATCCCACCATTTTTGCCAAGTCAATACAATCTTGTAACTTATCCCATGAGCTTTTATATCGTTTCTCCTTAAGCAATTCAAAATACATACAGAGATTGCAGAACAAAAGAAAATATTTCCTAACTACATATTGAGAGTTTGCAAAGACTTCATCATTTTGCTGCTTTGCCACTTCAAGTACTTCGTCAAAAACTTTTTCACATTCTTTGTATTCACGATAGGGTTCAGAAAAGTCGTTATGGCTCAGGCGCTCTTTCTTTTTATTAACTCAACTTTCGTAGCAGAAATTGCTGAACAACCTCTGGATATATAGGGGTTGTGACGTAATCCAGAACATCACTTGACATGAAACAATTTTAGCTAGTTCTTTGGGAACATAATCAAGCAACAT